TGTCTTATGTAGCGACTTGTCTTTAGCAGAAACAAGAACATCTGCTTCAGATGGATGCAAGCCTTCCAACAATTGAACAAACATTAATTCTCTCTTGTTTTGAGAAAGTGCATTGTTTCCACCTTGAACATAGTGGTACAACTTACTCGCTTCAGAAGCAAGCAAAGTATGCTCTGTGCCTTCTGGGGCCTCATTTCTTCTAAAAGGAACTTCACCAGCAGGAAGTGCCCAAATAATACTGGGATCAAAAGATGATTTCAAAACCATGCGAAGTGCTGGTGTGTTGTGTTCCTTCAAATAAGAAACCTTCTGTTTCTTTGTTTTTAGTCTTGCGACCTTTTCTAAAATTTCATGAAATAGTGGTGTGTATGGCATTAAAAATCTCCTATGCAATCCATCAGGTCACTCAACCTGTTTTGTATAAAATAATTTAGTAGTTTACTACGAGGGTTGGTTTTTGCCTCTGCCCAAGTTTTTGTTATCTCCATAAATAGCTCATGAGGAACTTCTGTTAAGTCGATGAGTTTCTTGTTTCTTTGATAGTTACGCTTCACCTCATCATTAGGCAAAACATCCTCAATGTTGTGTTCAACCCATGATTGGATTTTCTTCTTACCTAGTGGTCGCTGACGCAATCCATCTACAAAGGTATTATCTGGTGACAGAACATTAGGAACACCATCACTAGTATCTCCCCTTAGAATATGCTCATCTAGATATTCACTCCACACTACACCATTTATAAATTTCTTGGTGATGGGACTATATTGTGTAACATTTTTATATCTCTGTAACTGAATGAAATCCTTGTCACCAGACAAGATTAGTGTCTTGCCGCTATCATATTCAAATTCATGTGTTAGGGTATAGATGATATCGTCTGCCTCTGCACCATAAACTTCCAATACCTTGTAGGGCATGAACTCAATCATCTCATCCTTGAACGCATTTAGAAACTCAAAGATATCATTCCAATCATGGCTGGATGAATCTCTGGTCTTCTTGCGTCCTGCTTTATATTGGGGAAAAATATCTCTGCGCCAATAGTGTTTAGAGTCGTAACAAATAACTAACTCACCATACTCCTCAAAAAATCTCTCACGATACATGCGAAGAGAATTGAGAATCATATGACGAACCATACCACCCTCAACACTGTCTCTCTTCGTAATGTTCAAATGCATCATCACACTTGCCAGACTAATCTGGTTCATATCAACTAAAATCATTATAACCTCATGCGGGTGTTGGTTCTTCGTCTGTATCAAGTTCAACAAGCTGAACTTTTTCAAGCAAGTCCATATCAACCTGACTGTTCATGCTGTTCTTATCATCAACATTAATTTTTGTCAGCATCTCCATGACTCTGTTAATGGGATGTGCCAAACCCATATCACGGTAAATTGTGCCTTTGACTGTCTCTATGACAAATCCGATATCTCTAACGAATTCTTGACCGCCAATGTCAACACCATTCTCTCCCATAGTATGTATCATTTGCACCAAACAAGATTCTGTCAAATCATCAGCAAACATAATATTTTCTTGTAGAGCAATAACATCAAGGTCAGGAACTACGACTTCCTTTTTTCCTTTTAGTTTCCACGGGCCTTTTATTACGTTTTCTGCGCTTGGGTTTTCCTTCTGGTCTTCCTTCATCACTGATACCTCTGTCTTCGTTAAACATTTCTTGAGTGTAGACTGTTCCTAAAAGTGGGTAGTATGTGCCAACATCAAACTTTGGCTGACCCTTCTTTGGACCTTCCCAATAGTAAGCTTGAGCAATACACCTGTTAGAAATTATTTTATCTTGATGTTCTCCATAAAATGTATCCACATAATCACCATCCTTTAGATATTTTTGTAGATTACGAACATATGCTTCATGAGATGTTTTGCGGGCAGTTGCACCCTTCACATTTTTCTTCTCATTTCTACGTTCCATAGACGCAAGTTCTTTTTGCGTCTTGATCCATTGTTTCACTTTCTTCGGAGTTATTGGATAGTCATCTGGTAGGTCACGCAAACTCTCATGAATGCCAGTCATACCATAGTCGGGGTTCTTAGCAGCACGAACAGCACGGGCTTTCTCAAGACGTTCAGCGGCAGCTGTCTTCTGCTCCTCTGTCATAGGTTTGCGTTTCTTGCGAACCTTCTTCTTAGAGGGGTCAGTCCAACCTTTGTTGTCAGTCTTTGATGTAATCTTTCTAGCCATTGTTCTATTTATCCCTTTAACCAGTAACCAACTAAACCATTGAACAGAATGGCAACACCAACCGCATTGACAATCATCAATGCACGATCATTCCATATAATAGAAACAATCAACCATCCTGCAATACCTATACACTGAACAATAATATTCCAAGGAAACAGATTGTTTGCAGCAAGAACCATACCTACCATCAGAATAACAGATGACACCCACTTGATATACCAATCAACAGTATGTGTAGGAGTGACAGTTTTGGTTGCTATCTCATGAGATTCTAACTCAATCTCTGCTGTTCTTGTTGTCTTCTCTTCGATTTCAGAAACCATACTCATCTAACCTTTTCGCTTGTTCTTTGAGCCATCGTTGCCGACCAGAAGCTTTCTTTCTTCGGCGCTTTTCACCCTTTGTCATATGGGCTTCCCTGTTTCTCATCTCATTGAATAAACCATCTTGTTGTAACTTCTTCTTTAGAACCCGTAATGCTCCATCAACATTATTATTACGCACTTCAACTCTCACTAAATTTCTCCTTCTTTAGAATAGTATACACTATTTAATTCAAATAAGTCAATACACTTTTGGCAACCACTGCACGGTTTTGATAAACCAGTGAGCCACCTCTTATTATATCTATCTCTCTTTGCCCGAACAATATACAGGTCACATTTTGATAGGTCTTCCACACAAATAATTTTTAGAGCATTCTTGATGGCATGAACTTCAGCATGGAAAAATACAGCATCCTTGTTCTTACAAAACTTGGCTTGGAAAGGATGTGACTTCTTATGATTGTAACCAAAAGACACAACCTTTCCTTTACGAACAACAGCAGCCGCAATCCTTGCACCTCTCACTGGCTCTACTGATTGAGCAAGCTTGAAAGTCTCATTGAAGATTGCTGTGTTCACCCTCGCCTCATATTAGCAACCTCTGTTGCTTGTTTTTTACCACGCACTGGAACTGCATTAGATTTATGCATCTGTGCAATACCAATAATCTCATCTCCAGTATAGACCTGTTCCTCTTTTTTTGCAGAAGATGGATCATAGAAACATTGGTCGGAGCGAGAGGATTTGAACCTCTGACCCTCTGCTCCCAAAGCAGATGCGCTACCAGACTGCGCTACGCTCCGTTTATTGGCGCTCTCGACAGGACTCGAACCTGTGACCCACGGTTTAGAAGACCGTTGCTCTGATCCAACTGAGCTACGAGAGCCGATACCCATCTTCTTGAGAAACTTTTCATGTTCACGCTCGGCAGCAAGTTGACTTTGAGTCTTCTTGCTTGCCTTGCGTTTCTTGTTGTTTGTTGTAGTGTAGTACACCGGCAACATATGCATACCGCTCATTCTCTACTCCAATACAGGGGCTAATGTGCAACCAATACGAATCAAATCAACTTTCCATCCATCAGCCAACATACCTTGGACGGTTGACAATCCTCTGTCCTTAATTGTATCTTCCCAAGTATCAACAAACTGCTTACACTCCAATTGCGTATCAAAATGTCGAGAGAGAACATGCACCTTCTCATCTCGCACCTCACCAGAAGGGTCTGTAACCGTGAAGGCGAGAAGTAGCATGAATGTTTTAATCATTTAACTATTCTCCATTGTCCTTCAATATAACATGCGGTCACTTGTTTGTCAAGCTCTTTATCGTAAGAATTGACACATTCTCCATTTTCGTAGTAACCACCCCATTTGAAGTTACTACGCATTTCAGCAAGTCTTGCCCTACTCTGTTCTGGATATTCCACAAAAAGATAGTTGCTTTCCATTGTTTTACATTCAATCATTTTACAGAAAATGGGTCCAGCTACAATACCAATCACAGTGCTGACAGGTTCAAGCGCCTTGACTTGATTTGGAATCAAGAGTAGACAACTCACGCTTGATACGATCATCATCATCTTGCTTTTGCTTTTTAGCATTCTCATCCAACTCTCTCCATGCTTTAGTGGCCCGAATCTTATCAAACAACATACGATCTTTACGCAACCGATTTGTCAAGATTTTTCTTGCTTCTGCATCCGAATATTCCAACAGAACAAATGCACGATATTGAGTGCCGTGTGGCAATACCTCAACCTCTTTCAAGTGGTATCCAGAAACATCTGTATCTGCAATGATATTCTTCACTGCCCGTTCAAGCTCTGACATTACAGATGCATCAAGATCACCAGAACCAACCTTTGCCTTGAACTGTTTTGTCTGAGAACGCAACCGTGAATTGATACGGTCAGCAAGAATAACCTTTGCATTCAAGACGGCAGCATCAATTGAAAATTGCATATCTGGAGTAACTGCTGTTCCAGCAGAGAAGATATTCTCACTTTCATCTGGTTGACTTTTGAACCAATCTGGAATATTATCCAGTTGCTCCTTTACACGATCACGCTTATATTCATAAGTTACATTGACCGATTTACTTGTACCGGGCATTGCACTATCTTGTGTGGTTTGACACGCACTCAATGCAATCAAACTTACACACCCCATAAGGGCAACTTTACTTACTGGCAACATCTTTTGATTCCTCTTTCATCATATTATCACCCATTTTTATAATGTCTGTGCCGATACCTTTTACAGTATTACCACAGGCACCTAATACCATTGCTATCACTACCAATAACACACTCAATGCTGTTGCTTTGATAACCACACCCATCATATACATTCTAACCTCACCTTACACTTTGTAGAGTCTGAATAGCTGAATCACGAACACCCGACTCAATAAAAGCATTCTTGATATATGGTACAATATCAGGATAGAACAAAGTTATTACAATCCCGATAACTATTCCAATTACATATTTCATTTTATTCTACATACCTCTTTATAAGCAGCAACCCTTTGGTTACCAATTTTAACAACTGTAGTTGGTATTAGTTTTGCCACCATGCAACCTTTTGAAACAGGCGTATACACATTCTTCCAACCACTTTCTCTCCATGTTCCACTTGAATAAACATCAACCTTTTTGATTTCTACTTTTGGAATGGGAACTTTTTTTACAGGAACAGTCTTCACATAAACTGCACAGTTTTGATTCATTGTCCTGTTTAATTTTTCGGGAACAATCTTTCTAAGAATTGTTTCTTTGGCTCTTATCTCTGCCCTCTTACATGCAGCAGTTTCTGTCATGTCAGGCCCAAAGACATATGTGCCGGAAGTTGGATACCAATCTTTGTTGATTCTCACATCCATTTCAACAATACATATACGAGTATCATCTACATAAGGATAAGATTTTTGATTATAATTCTTTGATGAAGATATGGTCCCTTGGAAATCTGTGTTGACATTAGTTTTGTAATCACAATTACTTTCTGATGCCAACACAGTTCCAGAGGAAAGACATAACAAAGGAACTAGAAACTTTTTCACAACAACCTCTACATAATCACTATAATCATATTACCAAATGGTAAAGGGTTTGTCAATACTTTTTTGATAAAAAATTAACGACCTAGACCAGCACGATATGCTTCTCGTTCAAGTCTATTTTGGCGCTGATTTTCTCTCGCTGCTACACCACGATTGCAAGCAGCACGGGCACCTTGATTTGTGTATTGGTTACAACTGCCAGAACTCATATATGGTTGTTGAACTGGTGCATCTTGACTCAAAGATTGACCAGCAATAACACCCAACACTGCACCCAACGCAGTGGCGGCAGCATTACCCGAACCACCACCAAATTGATTACCAACAAAACCACCAGCGACACCACCAAGCAGGGCACCTTTTGTTTTGTTACTCAACCCACCGCCATGAGCGTTACACCCAGACAGGGCCACAATCGCAACTACAGCAGTCGTTTTAAGCAAATGTTTCATTTCTTTACTCCATTAATAATGGCAATCTCAATTTCAGAAATAGGAACCAGAG